CCACGAGCTTTAGTGCCTTTAGTAGCCGCACCAGTACCACGAATCTTCATTTCGCCATGCTTGTTGATTACGTTATTGACTTTTTTAGTGTAGCCGCCAACAGACATATTAACTTCGTCAACACCATTACCTGGCTTAACCACAGCTTTTTCAGCTAGTTTTGCATCCATTTTCTTACCCTTCATTGTATGTGGCTCAGCATAAACTTCAGCTGGACCAATCTCTTTCCCGCCCACCTTCATGCTGTACTTAGCCATATTAACCTCGTTTTTGGGCAGCAACTTTAGCTAAACCACGGCCCATAGTCTTCATATCAATGTTGCGTTTACCGCCACCTGAAGTCTTTGTGCCTTTGCCTTTTAGGGCTGCTACTGTTGGGCCTGTATCGCCTAGATTTTTACCTTTGGTTTTACCTGTTTTGGTAATACCGTCTGCGCCTTTTTTAAACATGATTCACTCCTATGATGTTTGTATCGTTACTATACCTACTTGTCCTTCAGGTGCCAAGTTATTTGGTGTTAAACCCGCATCATCCCCTCTAGCTCCCCCAACAGGGTTAAACCCCCACTGAATAATCCTACTACCACCTTCAGGGGAACCTAAAGTATTTACACCAGATGTAATGTAGCTAGTATCAGGACGTGGTCCACGAACAGCTTGAGGGTCGTTTACAGGGTAAAGACCAAGTGACAACTGCGGCTGATCAGGTTCCCAGCACTCATTACATACAAGAATATCCACCTGCTGGGTTTTAATTGTCAGTTTTCTGAGCGTTTTAAGCTTAAATTGCTGACCGCAACGGTCGCACATGGCGATTGAGTATTTACCAGAGGCAAAGCGATTAGGCATTATCTGTAGTAGTTAGTATTGCGTGGTACAAAGCGAAGCGGGGCCTTCTCACGGTCTTCCGTAGAGGCAATTAACCACTGCTCTTCGTACTCTTGTTTTAAAAACTGGATGCGAGGCTGACCTTCAGGAATCTTCTGAGCCAAGTAAAAGGCTAATCCAGCCACTAAACAAGGCAAAAATCTGAAAGGAATATCTTGTACAAATGTGCCATTGCTACCTGCATCTTGGACACGACGCATGCGCCAGTAAACAAACTGGTAAGTGCTACCAGCTGGAGGGGTCGGCCATAAATTAACGCAAGGCGGGTTAGTCACATAGACCTGCGTACCAGCGGGATGCCCAGCAACTGTAGTGCTTTGTTGCCCACGTCCTAAATTACTTAATACACCTGCCTTACCTGTGGTGTTCTGAGTCAAAGTGTTATAGCTAATAACCTCATTATCCAGCTTAATAAAGCCCGCTGCTGGCAAAACTGTTACATCGTCAACGCTAATACTTGTGGATACCGTAGTCACTTCGGCAGTAACTAGGCACGGCACTAAATTGGTCTGACCTGATTGGCGGTTAACCCACACCTGAATAGGACGACCTGTAGTTAATTTGTTTGGAATGGTTGAGTATGTAGACTCAGAAATACGGCTAACGTTGATATCGGACTGATTAGATGCACTACCGGCATATAGACGGGTTACTTGGTCTAATAGGTCGATTGTATCGTTAGGAAGGGCATACATAGCCTGATTAGGAACTAGATTAATCTGCCCCTGCTCAATAGTCCAAAGATTAATACCACGGCTAGCCCACTCAATCGTCAATAGGTTTAACGAACGGCGTGCAGTACGCATGTCATAGCCAGTACGCAACTCGGCACCACAACGCTCAAAAGCCTCTTCGATGAGGTTATTAAGGTCTAGGTTAAATGTAGTAGTTCCAGTTGTTGGCATTATTTTACTTTCCTATAAGGCGCTACTTTTGCTTTTACCTTCTTAGGCTGGGGTACAAACTGCTTACTAGCCGCCTTACCAGCACGCTTAGCCTTAGTTGTAGCAGCATACTCCTGCGGGCTCAACGCTTTAATCGCCTTCTCAGGTAAGTATCTCTCACCTGTTTCAGACGACTTTTTGCCAGACTTGGTTGTCCATTTCTGGTCTCCCCAAGCCTTTAGCGAACGTTGGCTTTTAGCTAACGCCATTACTTATACCCACCACCAGCCGCTTTGTATTTCTTAGCTACTAGCTGCGCTTTACGAGCTGACCATTGACCTGCACCAGTACCGTGTGTTGCAGCAGCTTTAACCTGAGAAACAATCTTCTTACGTAAGCCTGGTTTGGTGTAGTTTCCTGCGGCATTGACCTTCCCACCTTCAGCATACATAGTCACATCATCCGGATTATCTTTCCGTTTGATGGTCTTAGCTTTAGGCATTTTAGAAGGGGATATTGCACCCATACCACGAGAAGACCTCATGATTAGCAGGCTCCGCCTTTTTTCATTGCAATCATCTTGCCTTTTGTATGGCCTTTAGTAACGCAACCGTCTGCACGAGTTACACCACCTTTAGCATAGCCCTTAGCCATACCGCCTTTTTTCATACCGTGCATTGATTTTTCGTGGGCTTTAACTTCTTCTTTAGCCACTTTCTTCATCATCGGTTTGTCTTTTGCCATATCTGAATGTTTCATTTCGCCACCTTTTTTAAAAGTTTTGCCTTTATCGGCTTTTAAAAACTCCTCACCTACTGAGGACTTAATTCCTACCTTCTTAGCAAATGCTGGATTTTTAGCCACAGCAGCCATGAAGTTGTGTTGTTTTTTAGATACGCTAGGCATTATTTACCCCAGTGTCCTGCTACAAAACCAGCTATGCCAGTAAATGCACTAACTGCACCACCGGCCCACATTAATACTTTCCAACCACCACGGGCTTCTGACAAGGTTTTGTTAATTTCAGCAAGGGATTTCTTAATCTCTTCCATATCTTTAACGAGTTTATCCATGTCATCTTGCAGATGTTTGATATCACTTGCGTGTGTCGCTAATTCGCGAACTACTTCTTCACTCATTTGACCATCTTCCCTTTGGTTTTACCGCGAATTTCACAGCCGCCACCACGAACAGCACCACCTTCTTTGCAATTCCATGCACGAAGACTTTTATTGATGCGTGAATCTGGGTCGTTAGCTGTTTTAGCGGAAGTAAGTTTCTTTTTCATACCTTTCATGCGAGCGCAGAAAGAGTCACGACGTGCGCCACCCTCTGGTTGTGGGCGTTTAAGCCCAGGTTTACCAGGATTAGCTGCATTGTAGGAAGCCCTGCCCTTGGCGTTTAAACCACCTTCAGGGTTCTTACCTTCTTTGCGAGTCCAAGCAGGCGACTTAGGCATAAAACACCGTCACGCCAGCATCAGTTAATGTTGCATAAACGCTAGTTTCGAACAATACGCCTTCAGCTGGGATTACCACGTTAAATGGCTCACCGTTGGCAATTGTAGGGATTGTCAAAATTGTAGTACCACTAGAACCGCCGTCTTTTAAAACAACGCTACCAGCACCTGTACCAGGAACAACAACCATCCCACGAACACGAGCTCTATTACCAATAACACTGCCTGAAGCCGCTAGGCTTTTAGCCATTACATCGGTTTGCATACCCATAATTAATCTCCTAAATTGTTAGCGGGGCCGTAGCCCCTAGATTAATTAAGCAGCGATTACGATTACGCCGTATGTTGCGGCAGCTGGGTCAACAGGGCTAGCAGTAATGTTGCTTGCACGAATAGTTACAGTGTTAGCAGCTGAAACAAAAGCGTTAAATACAATACCCGCAGCTGGAGCAGCTGGAAGAGCCATGATAACTTCGTCACCTACAGCAGCGCCAGTAACAGTAATTGTTAGGTCTGCTTGAGAAACTGCTGAAATTGAACCAAAGTTTAAAGAGGCTGAACCTGATAGAACTTTAGTAACTGTAGAACCTGAGCCAACGATAAAACCATTAGTTGATTTGACCGGACCATTAAATGTGGTTAATGCCATGATTATTCCTTCATACAAAGATAAGCTTATTAGTCTTGTATGCGTCTGCCGGGGCAGTCTAATAAGCCGGTTCACCCGGTTTTCTTAATCTTACTCTATTTTTAAGAAGTTGCAACTATTTTTAAAACAAAAAAGGGGCCGAAGCCCCTTTCCGTCAGTCGATGCTAATTAAGCACCTTGTGAACCGAACATACCCAATGGGTCTGAGTAACCGAATGAATAACGCTCACGAGCCTTGTAACGTACGTTGCCGGTGTCAAAATCACCATCCATGCCAGTTGACATTGGAGTACGAACAAAGTGCTTCATACCGTTAGGCACATCAGTGCTCAAGAACCATGCGTTTGTATCAGTCAAGAAGTTGTTAACTGTGTAACCTTCTGGGATAGAACCGTTGTTCTTGATTGCGTTGATGTCGTTATCGGCTGTACCTACACGAAGTTCAGTTTCCAACAAACGTGTTGCAACGAATTGCAATGCTGGTGGAATAATCAACTTCTTAGGCTTAGCAGCGATTAGCAAACCACGCTCATCTGTCCAAGCAGCGATTTGAATAACTGCATTTTCCAATGAAGTTTCGTTCAAGTCAGCTTGAGTAGCTGGAGTGTTGCTGTTTACACCACCTGAAACTAAAGGATGCTGTGTAGAGAACAATGGAACGCCATCACCGCCGTTAGCAGAGAAGCCTGTGTTCAATACGTTAGCAGCTTTAACTTGCTTAGTGTAAGCCATAGCACGAGCCAAAGCCTTTGTATAACGACCTGATAGGCTGTCATACAAGTTATCTTCAATAGCTTCTTCAGTTAAGCTGAAGCCAAGAGCGATAGTCTCATGTGTATAGCGAGCTGTGAAAGCTTCTTGTGCATTGTCATAAGCGATGGCAGAACCTTCGTTTTTAACAGGTGCAGCTGAGAAACCTGACAACTTTGTTTCTTCTTCGAACGAACGCTCAGAAGTCTCTGTTTCGTAGATTTCTTTGTGTTGTTCACCATAACGAGCATACTCAAGTCCAAACAATGCGTTTAATCCTGGTAATAGCTCTTTTAAGAGTTGGGCGCGAGAAATAGCCATTTAGTTATCTCCTATTAAGCTACGGCATTGCCGAGAGCGGTGTTGTATTGATGCAAATTGATTTTCACGATTACTTCTGTGAAAGCATTTG